ATAAGATAATGACACAGTAAGAGCTGTAGAATTGACAAATCTGTTCATCTTACTTTTTACTTGAGATATTTTATAGCCGAAGCGATATTAGGATAGATGCATTTTCCGAACCTGACACGACCTGTCCTAGGATTGTAGTACCCCCTGTGGCCGTTGAAGATACATTTGTGAAGTTCACCCATATAAAAAATACAATATTATAATAATTAGTTGAGATGGGACTTTCGATTATTATGGGGAATATGTTTTCCGGTAAAACTTCCGAACTTATCCGTCGACTTAAGCGTCTAAAAGTCATAGGTAAGGAAGTCATGATTGTCAATTCAGCGAAAGATACCAGGTCCCCCGAAGAAGTTCTGAAAACCCATGACAATGTAAAGTTTAATTGCCACAAAGTGTATGACCTATTTGATATCATAGATACAGATGAATTTGAACGGGCTGATATAATAGCCATAGATGAAGCACAATTCTTTCCCAGACTCAAAAAATTCATAGAAGGGTGTTTATACCTAGAAAAATCAATTATTATCGCAGGTCTTGATGGAGACTGTTTTCAAAGAAAGTTTGGTGAACTCATAGACTGTATCCCTCTCGCAAGTGACGTAACTAAACTTTCAGCACTGTGTATGCATTGTAAAGATGGGACACCGGGTCCTTTTACCAAGAGGATTGTCAAAGACAAAACCCTAGAACTTATCGGTGGGAGTGATATGTATGAAGCAGTGTGTCACAATCACCTGTGAATATCCAAGATGAGTACAACCCTTCGACCGTCCCCGGTTTTCGCCAGTTCATGATATCTCGCGTGGTCAAAGAGGATATCTTCACCCTCTTTGTGTACGTGCCGACCTTTATCAGTATACAGGCTACAATCCCCATCACCGTGTATAGTCAACTGGTATCGTAGGAGTTCATTTGATTCAGCACGATGTGGATGTAAGACCGTGGGACCCTCTATTACCGCAAATGAAGCACCCTCTATGTTTATACACGGTATTTGACGAATGAGACTATTTAGGAGTGGGAATTGTTCAGCTTTATAAAAATAGTATCCATCATTCTTTTCAAACCATGGATTCGTATCGTGGTACCACGTCTTTTCTAGAGTTGGTGAAACTTTTTCAAACTCTTGACGTAACTTGGAGTAATGAAGTTTCAGTAGAAGAAGACCAGGGTAATTCTTTACATCATACTCTGGTAGACATTTAATTATTTCTCGAAATGTATTTTGTATACCGAGGAGTGGTCGCCACATATTTGAAAAGTAAAGGTGGTCGACAGGTGGTTTTACATAATCATACAGTACCATCAGTATGGGCACAAACATAAACCGCCACATTATTTTCTCAGTAGATAATAAAAATGCCCGGATACCCCAAGTCCATGTATGCCGAGCCCAAGCCCACCGAGGAGGTCGCGACCACCGAGTCTCGCTTCTCTATGCCTGCTCTCCCCCAGCTTACCATCATCCAGATGGTTCTCGTCGCTCTCATCGCGGGCTATGCCTTCACTGCGCGTAAGATGAACGGTGTCGTCGTCGCCACTCTCGCGCTCACTGTCGGTCTCCTCCACATGTACGACCACATGTACCGTATCAAGCGTGGCCCCGAAAAGCTCTTCTTCCTTCCCCAAGCTAAGAAGGAGGGGTACAGCTGCTGCGGTAAGTAAAAATCTTAGTAAAATATAAGTATGCGCGTCAAGATTATTCGTAGCCCTAACCCTAAAAAGAAGTTCAGGGCGACTCTAGAAGACGGCAGGACTGTTGACTTTGGTGCCAGTGGATATTCCGACTACACCAAACACAAGAATCCTTCACGTATGCGTTCCTATGTGTTGCGTCATGGGGGTCATGTACCCAGACAAACCATAGAAGAACGAGATCCCAAGAAGATCCAAACAAAAATGTTAAATGTCGATCGGAGCGACAAAGAGAATTGGAAGATGAGTGGTATCGACGGGGCTGGTTTTTGGTCCCGTTGGTACCTCTGGAGTTTTCCTACGTTTCAGGGTGTTGAGAAGTTCATGAAGAAACGTTTTGGGATTAATTTAGTTTGAATTCAAAGTCCGTCTTTTCAAAATCTTCGTCTGATGTTAGACACAGTTTTATTCCTTCGTCCATATCACCTTTAGTAAAGTTATCATCTAATCCAATCTCTTCTTCAAATACTTCATTTTTACGTTTTGAACCACTGAGTGTAAAAATGTCATCTGGATATTTCTTGAAAATGGGTTGATATTTGTTTTCCTCTATGCTACCAAATATTTCCTTTACTTTATCACATATCCCACCGTGTGCACCAGCGCGAAGGTTCTCCGCACCAATCTTAAGTATTCTCACTAATTCGAGTTTTTGTTCATCATTTAAATCTGTAACGTTCTCTTTCTCAGCCTCATCCATAGCTTTTTTCTTATATTCTTTGTCGTCTTCTTTGTATGTTTTCAAACCTTTCACGATATCTACCATTTCAGAAATTTTTACGGTTTTAATAAAATGAGGTTTAGTTCCTGAGATAAACCCACCAAACCAGCCTCCTGCAGCAGATAAAGAAGAACAGCAGCAAAGTCCTACGACAGCAGCAATGGCGGCCATATTATAATGTATATAGATTATAATTTAGGCCACTATTCCCTTCTTTTTGAGGACGTTTTTCAGTTCAGCCATAAGTTTAGCGCGTCGAGCGTTTACGACTGGTCGCCGTTGGGGTGGAGGAGGAGGAGGTGGTGGTGGGGGAGGAATACCCGCACGAACCACAGTTGGAGCAACTATAGTTTGACACACTCTGATAACTCTCTGTGCATTTTTCACACTGTTATCAAAGTTCATCCTAATTTTGGTGCGAAGTTCCTTAGCTGAGAGCTTCACACGTTTACCCTTGACAGTTTTGGTGATCCGAAGACCCTGCTTCTTGGCCTTGTTTTTTAATTCAAGATACTGCATATACTCTTGGTTGATATTATAATATAAAGTTATCATTCTTAATTCTATTAATATGTTGGCTGTTGGTCAAACCTCAATTTGTTTTCATAACATTGGAAGACGGCGACGAACCTATCGATCGCGAAAAAAACCATGCATGAAGAAGGTTGACAGGCTCGATTGTGCTATACGTCATAGAAGGTGTCCAGGTTGCCCATTCAATGACTTCTTCAAGCCCGTCACTTATGATGGTAGTATCAATATAAAATCAGATCAAGAAAAGTCTTCAGATCACCCATCTCAATAAGTCTGGCGTATAACATACCTTCCTGATCGAAATAGAGTGGGTTTAGATTCGCCCTATCAAATACATTTTTAAGTTTAATTTTTAATTTATCTAGATGCATCAACACTTTGGATAATATATCAAAATCTAGGGTCTGTACACCCATACGGAATGCAACCTTGTTTACACTATATTCACCCGTATCAGTTTGAACAAGAAAATGTTTTTTTATAAATTCTTCTATTTCGTTTCTTGGGCAAATCCCAATTTGATTTGCAATTTGTGTAATTTCCATTAGATTATCTAAACCCGCTACTAACTTTCTTATAAATTCACGCTTACCTTGTGGGAGTGACATCTTATTGTGTATAAAGATAAAAAACGCACTTACGGTAATATGGGTGACACACATCAGCTTAAGGTGTTAATTCATAAGGTACTTCTTCCTAGAATTAGAAAACTTGAAGAAGAACTTGTGTCATTACGAAAACATACGTGGCCGTACGTACAGAGTAAAAAGGAGTCTCATCAACTTGACGACATCGAGGCGAAGGTGGATTTTCTTAAACATCTCGATGATGACACGGTGATTGAACTTTTAAGGGTGAAGGCGAGAATATCTGGAAATACTGGTTTTCTAACTAGAGAATATGATAGTCTACGAAATAATTTTTGTTGATGTATAATAAAGATGCTTGGAAATCTGTTTAAGACGTCAGGTGAACCAATGGGTAATACCCAACTCGGTTTCACAATCACATGTTTAATTTGTTCAGTGATGGGCCTTATGGGTATGATGAAGATACCCGTAAAATCACCCCCTATATTAGCAGCTTGTGCTCTTTCGGCATGCTGTTCTTCTAGTCAAACGAGTTCACTTATAAATGACGTACAGAAACGTGTTAAGCAGGCCGCACCCGCCGAGGAGCCCGTTGAGGAACCCGTTGAGGAACCCGCAGTTTAAAAGAAATCATCAGTGCGATACATATTTATAGTGAATGAACCAGTCTTACCCAATACGGTGACTGTTTCATTTCCGTATAGCTCTTGGCATCCAATGTCTTCCATACAATCCCTCGCATTGTGGGAGACTGACACTGGGTATAAGTTTTCACCTCCGGTGGTGGTGTAGTAATTGTAGCGATCACGACGACCACGTACCTCCTTACCATAGAGAGGGAGAGTCTC